AGTGGATGAGATTTTTTGCATAGCCATAAAATTAGCTCTTGCTTCTCCAATATCATCTGCATGATCGTTCGGTGTGAACGGAGTAGTATCAGTTGTATCTGATGTGGTTAAAGACCAAACATCTGGTTTACCAATAGCTACATATACGCTATTTGCTCCGATATCTTCCTTAAAATTCTCGGCATTAACCGTTCTGAATTTTGATGTGACTATTGCTGTCATTTTCGTTTCCTCTAATCTGTGTGAACAAAACTGTTCACGTTATATCTATTTATACTAGTTGTATTCATGTTTTGGATCGATGTGGACCCAAAATGTGCTAAAGTTCCATTTTGATCGTATAACCTTGCCGTTGTATCGAACGGGGCTTTAAGTTCAAAAGGATTATTTTCGTCGAGTGTTTCACTACGATCTGATTTATGGTTAAGATATAAGATTAAAATATCTTGTATATCTTTTGCACGAATCTCATTATGAACTGCACTTCCCAACCTAACTGCTGGATCNTTTATATAACCAAATCCGACATTTGAGATAGAAGCTGATCCTGTTAAGTTTCCATTACCATCCAAAGGCAAGGTAGCTACTCCTTGTACATTTGAATTTAATGCATTACCTAAATTGTCTTTTGCTGTCGGTGGATCGATAATAAGTGTAGGAGCTACTCTATAATTCTTTGGTTCACTTTCAACTATATTTATAGATGCTATTTTACCTATGTTTGGGTTACCAGCTGGTGTAAGGAATATAGAAGAGTATCCTGATCCTCTATTTGCGATAGTAATATTATCTCCATCTACTCTTCCGTTTGCATCAATAGCTAAAGTAATCTGTGGATTTGTAGATGATCCACTAATTTGACCGGTAATACTGACGGCTGGAGCTGACAAATAACCAAATCCTGGTTCTTTTACTGTAACTGTATCAACCATTCCATTTGTTATGCTTGCTGTAGCAGTTGTTGTTATACCTGTAAATGTGTGGGTCGCGCCACCGCCAACTCCTGATATATTAATTTCTACATCGTTTGTTGTTAAAGATAAGGCAATTGCATTTCCTATTTTAGCTAAAATTTTATATGTTGTTCCACTAGCTAATCCAGGAATTGCTGTTCCTGTGGTTACATACTTTAGATGATCTGTAACTTCAAAGGCAGCTGCTTGCGCTGTACTTAAAGTTATTCTGTTAGTTGATGTACTTACAATAGAAGAACTTGACCCATTAAATGTGTGAGCCGGAGGTGCAGTAAATGTTAATGCTGGAGCAGTGAAATCTTTCCCACCAGATCCTATTAAGATTGCATTTACTTTTCCATNCNCAACAGTTGAGGTTATAGCCGGAGTTGTATATCCGCTTGTTCCATCTGCTGCTGTGATTGTTGGTGGAGTTAAATATCCTGAACCAGCTGCTGTAATACTTGTACCAGTTATAACGCCATTTTTTAATGAGGTAGATAACGTAGCACTTCTATGTATATTTGCAGAAACTGACGGAGTAAATGCTGATGCAAACATTTCAACTAATAGTGGTATATCTTCAAGACCAATAACACCTGGCTGAATTCCTGGCATTGCAGAAAATAATCTGGCCAGTGTACTCATCATTTTCTTATTGTTTACTGTACCTATATTAACAAAGTTTAATAACAATAGAATTTCACCGAAGAATTTAAATCCTGCTGGGTGAACTAATCTTGTAAAAGCATCTGACCAATCAGAAACGTTTTTACCTGTTTTAATTAAATAACTAAACTTCTGATAACGTAAACTATCTTGTAACTTTATTCTGTCAGATAAGAATCCTTTGTTATCAGTAAAGGCATTTGAGTTAGAATCCCAACTCCCAGATGAAGGTATTAATGTAACATCATAAGGTCTTTCTACTTCTACCACTTCATTAAATAATAATCTAAAAAAGATCTCGATTGAATCAGAACTACCTCTTACCTTATAAAAATCAATAATGTTCTTATATAGATTTCTTTTATTAACTGTAACATCTCTTGGAATAGCTTGTGCAATTTCTTTTTGCATAAACTCTAAATAGTTTGTAGCATTCCCATCAATATCCATAGCATCTTCAATAGTATTCATTACGTTTGAAGGACCAGGACCAACCCAGTTTTTAACAACCGTTGTTAATGTAGCTGTTTTTGTATTATGAGAAGTTAATCCGGTTACGGTAAACGTTTTACCAACCTCGGATGTTTCATTAGCTAATGATCCAGGTAAATCATTACCATTTGTAATAGCTACGTTAATAGTATTTAAAGCGATTGTAGTAGTTGTTCCATCTGTATTAGTAACAAGTAAACTAGAGCTTTGGCCAGTTTCATCGGTGAAGAACTCATCATTTTCACTTTTTGGATCTAATATTCTAAATGCTGCTTTACCATCTAGAATTACATCACTGAATGTTTTTGTTTGCTCATATATAAACTCTTCCATATTCATGAAAGTATAATAGGATTTCATTAAAGCTTCTAGCTTAGATGAATTTTCTAGTATGTGAGCTGGAACTAATTGTTTATAATTAATATGCTCTTTGGTTTTCTTCTTAGAAGATACTACGCTTTCTACGTATCCCGGTGAACTATATTCGTGATCGGTTGCCATTATTTTAATCTAGGTGTTGTTGCGTATGTGATTGAACCAGAAGATCCACTTACTGAAATTGTATCAATCTCTGGGGTAATGGTTACTCTTGCATTTTCTATAGAAAGTAATTGATCTCTTTTTGGTGCTAAATCTAATGAGTTAGGTATAACTGTTAATCTAATCGTGGTTGCTATACTTGGGGCAAAACTATTTAAAGTAATTTTTCCTGTTGTTGGCTCTAATAAACCAGCATCAGGTATTACTGTAACAATATTTCCTGCTACCATTTTATAAACTATAACAGTTCTATTTGAGGAAGCTGGAATAGGTACATCGCCAAAGTAATGTTCTACGCCATTAATTAAAAATGAAGTAGAAGATAATACGTGGGTTGTTGATTGTCCTGATTGATAAAAAGGAGAAGTAAACGTTAAACTAAAGTTGTTGTTAGCTATTATTGTTGTTGCTGATATGTTTTGGAACATACGAGGTCTAACTGTACTATTCTGAATTGACGGATCTGCATTATCAATATTTTTTAGTATTTGCGAATGTCTAAATACGCCATCAAATTTGTTTAGATTATTAAAGTTATAATCGCTTATTGTATCTCTTACAACAGACTGTAAATCTGAACTAGATCTATCTGTAAGGTTAGGATTATATTTAAAGAATACATCTAATTCTAAAAAAGTAAAGTTTGGATCTAAAATCTCTGGGGTAATACTAACTACGTTTTTACCTTTTAGAATAGTATTTGTAATCTCATCCTTTTCTTCAGTAGTTAAAACAACTGTTGTTAAAGGTTTAATAGCTATATAAGCTTTACCATAATCAGGNGGATCGTTATCTTCACCGCCCCAAGTNGATATTGAATCAATGTTAGTAAATGATTTTTTAATAATNGCTGAATAGTCATCTGATGTAACCGCTCTGTTCTGAGAAGTAAATGTTAATGGAGCATTAAATCGAATTGATTCTGTTGTTTCTTGATCTACTCCACCAGCTGCAGCTGTTACTGTTGTAACTGCGATATCACTAAATCCATCAACGTTACCTACCACTGAGAAAACATTCGCACCATTAGCATCTTTACCATTTGTATAGATGTAGTCCAAAGTTATGATGTTGTTATTAATAGGTTTATAACCCGTTACTCCATCACCAAAGTATATTTCGTAGTACTCATTTGAATTTTCTTGTAAGTAATAAGTCTTGGTTGTTGAATCTACTGATTTAAGCGATTCGAATTTTGTGTAGATATCAAATGCTGATGATTCTTCGTTGTCCTGTACTCGAACCCTAAGTGTAGAAGTATCTGCATCCTTATCCGATAACTGAAACTTTTGATTTTCTATATCATTGTCAACTCTATATTTTAAAGTTTTAAGCGTTCCTTCTGCAATAGGTATACCTGTGAAAGTAAATGTATTGCCTGAAATAGTTGCTGTATGATTATCCAAAACGACAAACTGGAATTCTTCTCCATTAACCGGAGTAGTTAATTTTGTTCCTCTTGGAAGAGTAAGAGTCGTTGGGATAGTTCCATCTGCTTCACTAACATCTACCACGATTGTTACTACACCTCTTGAGGATAATACTGATCTTGGTACATAACCTAATAGTTTAGCACGGGTAACAAC